TCAAAACAAATATAAACCGAATCAGTGTCAGATGCAATCACATAATCTTCATCTTCGGTTTTGAGCAATTCATTCAAATACAAGTTCAGTTTCTGTTCAATCCAACGAATAGAAAGTTGACCAGCCGTAGTCACACCTTCAGCAATTGCAAGATCATAATACCGAAACCATTCATTACCAATTGCACCGTAAGCAGAATTCAAAGAAATCTTTCTTGCCATCTGAATGTTGTTATAACGTGAAACATCATTTAGATATTCTGGATTCTTGGTATCTTCAAATTGTTGTTTGGCATGAAGCATCTTCTTCTTGTATGTTGTGCGGTCATCATACAATTGCTGCATCATGGCAGGAAGAAAACCTTGTTTGTCAATTTTGAACTTTGAACCATTTGGTGTCATTGTCAGTCCTTTGTCTTTCAAGAATTCAGTATCAAATTCTTGGGAAACAAACTGACCAATTTTTGTATCACCAAAATTCACACCATCATCAACAATAGTTTCTGGAGAAATATTGTATTGAATAATCAGATGTGGATATAGAGAATTCAAGTCAAAAGAAAGAACCCATTTGTGTTGACCAACAGCAGGGTCTTTCACATATGCACCAGAGAACTTACCTGTTTTTGTTGATGAATCTTTTTGCGGAATAACGATATTCTTTGTTCTAAGAAAATTGTAGATTAGAATATCCCAGTACCGAACAGATGTAAAGGCATCAGCAAAATTGACTTTTGCTTCATAAGCCATAGTCATCAACAAGTCCATCAATTTCATCTTGGCATCAAGACGTTCTACCAGAAGAACATCTTGAATGTTGTAATCAATGAAAGACTGATAATCTTTGGTGTACCATTCTCGGAATGTTTCGTAAGGATTTTCATCTTTACGTTCACCAAGTTCTACAAAAGCAATATGGTCTAACTTGTATGACTCTTGATTGGAATAAGTGAACTTCTGATAAAGTTGTTGATAATCAAGATTTGAAACACCCATGATTTCAAAAATAGTGGTTGTCTTACCAAACTTACCATTAATCTTTCGTTCATTAACAATATTCCAAGTTGATAATCTCTTCAACTGTTTATCACCAAGAACACGCTTGATACGATTACAGATATATGGAATATCAAAGAATTCTGTATTCCAACCAGTGATTGCATCTGGTTGAACAATAGACCACCAATCAAGAAAACTAGTCAGCAATTCAATTTCATTTTCACACTGATGATACTGAACAAATTCATTATTGGTTGAATATTCTCCAATACCCCAAACAATAATGTCATCATAGCCATATCTCTTGACTGTGATGGAAAGCATTTCTTCTACTGCAAGGTCTTGATTAGGAAAACCATTCTCACACTGGACTTCTATGTCAAGAGTGTAGACTTGCATCAGAGAACGGTCAAAACGAATGTCCTGATAGTTTTCAGCAATATAAGTGTAGATGAATTGATTGAGTCCGTAGACTAGATTTGGTTGATTCTCATACTGAGCAACAAACTCTTTTGCTTCTTTTATGGTTTCAAACCGAATGGGAGAAACAGGAGAACCTTCCAGAGTTGTAAACTTGGAAGGTTTTTTGGATGGAACATATAAGGTAGGTTTGTATTTAATTTTAGTATTAAATCGCTCACCGTCACGAACACCTCTAACAAAAATGTTGTTGCCCCATTGTGCAACGTGGGTGTAGAAATTCATAGCAAATACCTTTTAGTGTAAAAGGTTATTATAATCAAATAATTTTGAAATGTCAAGTTTTTTATTCTTGTCTTTTCTTTCCTATGTTGTATTTAGTCTCTAAAATCCAATCGTCTTTCTCTTTGAAACCAATAATCTTGATTTGAGAAAGAGGTGCTTTGGGCTCAGAGTTTCCATGAATTGTTACCAAATCCCAATCTTGCAATAATCCAGCAATTGCATTTCTACGAGAAATGTCATTCTCACTGATATTGGTGTCTTTACCATCTAGTGCAAAAAGTTCTTTGAAGTGAACAATATAATATTTGCCTTGTTTGTGTAAAATATGACACGATTGAAATAATTTCTTTTCTTTTCTTGATGCAACACCAATACGGGATAGTGTTTCACGAACCTTTAGAAAATCATCAGGTTCTTTTATTGCAACTTCTAGCATGTTATCAATCATTTTCTTCCACCTTTATTCAAACTATCTTTGATAGTAGTAATTTGTTCATCAGATAGTAGTTCAAGAGCAGACTTGGCCTTTTCATCATTATAACCATAATACTCTTTCACATACTCCAGATCCTTGATCTTATTTGCTTTCAACCACGGTGCAAATCTTTTCTTGGGTCTAATTGTATTTATAAAAAAGTCAAATTTACATTTATTATCTAACTGATGATGTACATTCATTTCATTTGCAAACATTATGGTGTCTTGAAATGAAGATAAAATATGATTGACAACATATGCTGGATACTTCTTTTCCCACATTGGATCATCAGAATCCATCAAGTTTTCTTTTGTGAAGTTTATTGCATTCAAATACTCCTTTAGGTCATAACTCATTTGAACCTCACATTTGACATAATCTCTGTCATACATGCAAGCAAGTTAATTTCCTGGTCAGCCACAAATGCAGACTTATATTGATAATCCGCAATAATTAAAACCAACTGTGGAACACTAGCAGGTTCCAATCGTTCATATAGAGTATCGTAAATTTTACGATAGATTCTAGTAGGATCATTGTCAAGATTATTTGCAACCCATTTCCTCATGTTACCAAATTCTTTTTCTTTAAGAAATCCTGTCATCTCTTTCAGGTTCTCATCAGAAATATTCACAAGTATACCAGCATCAATTTCACCTGATGCTGAATATCTTTGTAACTCATTTAAACATCTTCTCCAATCAGGAAAGAATTTTTCAATAATTCCTGCAACAGCCTTTGGATTAAACTTGACATTTTCTTCTTCTAGAATATCAGTGATTCTTTTGAAGAATTGTGCTGCAAGTTTAGGTTTCTCTTCATTTGGTATTTTAAACTCAACAACAGAACATCTAGAATGCAGCGGTTCAATGATACGATTCTTAAAATTGCAAGTTAAAATGAATCCACAATTTTTATGAAACTCTTCAATGAATCCACGAAGTGCAGGCTGTGTTGATTGAGGATTTAGATAATCTGCTTCATCAAGAATTACAAACTTTCTATTAGTATCAAATGAAACAGTAGATGCAAAGTTTTTAATCTTGTTTCTGAGAACATCAATGCCAGATTCTTCAGAACCATTGATCATCATATGTGTTGCACCAATTTGATTCAACATTGCCTTAGCAACAGTTGTCTTACCTACACCAGGACCACCTGAAAGCAAAAGATTTGGAATATGCTCATCATCCACAAATTGTTGAAATGTATCCTTCAATTGTGACGAAAGGATACATTTCTGAATAGTATCTGGGCGATATTTTTCAACCCACAAATAATTTTTCATAACAAAAACTCCAAAAGGATATTATCAATTAGATTCAAGAGCAATATAATATTCTAAATCTTGTCCTTTGTGTTTGAAGTGTGAAATACCTACGCTTGCCAATTTGATTTGATAATCACCAGGCAACAATTTTAAATTCTCAGTTTTAAAACATGATGTTTGATTTGTCTTTGAAGTATCACCTACTGACAATGAAAAAGTATTTGATGTTTCATTTTTACGGTCAGTAACAGTCATTGTAACTTCACCAGTTTCAAAAGAATTAACTATCAAATCTGGAACACCAAGAACAGCCGCAGATCGTTGAATTTGTCCAAACTCTTCTTGTGTCAATGTGAATTCAACATCAACTTCAGGCATATGAATATCGGTTTTTGGTTCTTTGACCATATCGGTGGGAGTGTAGAAATACTTAATAGAAGTTCTACTGCCTTCTTCCTGAATATTGACAAATTTATCTTCAAAGTTCAATACAGGTGTTTTGAACAAAGATAGTGCTGATAAAAATTCATTCAGATCATAGATTGCACATTCAACCTCAAATACTTCTGGAATCTGTGCAATGGCAACAATGTTTTTCATTGCGCTCATTGTTGCAACAGTGTTTCCTTTTTTAATCAATAGATTAGAATTGATTGTTGAAAAATTCTTCAAAATCTCACGGGTTTCATTACTTAGTTTCATTCGTTTCTCCATAGTTTAAATCATGAACATGCAATGCCATTATTGCATAGTGTATTACCTTGAGCAAATCTTTACGATTATACCCATCTTTTTTACCATATCTCTGAGCATATTTCAAGATATTTCCAATACAAAAGCCTTCACCATGACCTGAATCAATGATAAATTCTGTTGCTTGGAATTGATTTTGAGAATAGTGCTGTCGGTAGGTCTTGTTAATATAATTAACAATTTCAAGAATCAAATTGTCTTCATTATATTTGTAGTTGATTTTGTCCACAAGTACATCCTATAAAGGCACTCCGAAGAGTGCCTGTTTCATAATCAGTTAATAGAAATCAATCTAGGTCGCTTCTCATCAGGAATGATTCTTTCCAGATGAATCTTCAACAAACCATTTACCATGCTTGCATCCTTGACAAATACATCTGATGCAAGAGTAAATGTTCTGTTGAATTGACGTTTAGAAATTCCTTTATGTAAATATACATCATCGGAATCCTTTGTCTCAACATTTTTCGCAATCACAGAACGAATAGAAATCCTATTTTCCTTTGTTTCAATTTCAATGTCATCTTTCTCAAATCCTGCCACAGCCAATTCAATGGTGAAATTTTCATCATTGTGTTTAATAATATTGTATGGTGGATAATTGGAAGTTGAAACATTATCAAAGAGTGAATCAAAGATGTTATCAAATCCTACACTGAGTGTTCGGAAATGATGAGGATCGTAGGTTGTAATATTGCTTGTCATGTTATTCTCCTTTTAGAAAGCAAGATAAGAGAGTGAGACCCGAAGCGTTTCACTCTCTTTTAATTAAAATTGTCAGTATCATGTAGAGCATGACTGACATTAAGAGCATTTACTAATGCCCTTCCCTAACTCTATTTATACAAAAAATCAATATTTTTTTCAAAAAAATGAAAAAAAATGGCGACCCGTACCGGACTTGAACCGGTGACCTTCGCCGTGACAGGGCGATGTTGTAACCAACTCAACTAACGGGTCCCATGTTTTGATTATGCTGCTTCAGCGTAATCAAGAGCAGTGTCAAGTGCTGACAACTTGACTTTTCGGTTTTTACCATACCATGCAGATTCAAGACGACCATCAGCAGTTCGGCCTTGAAGATGATCTGTCATGTAGGTAATTGCATTGAATGCTTGCCACCATGTACCTTCTGCAAACTCTGCACCAGGTTGTGTGTGAACAACTTCCAACGCTTTACTGGCCAACCTTGAGTTGACTTTTTCGTTTTCGTAATCCTTTTCATCAGAAGGATTACCAAAGACTTGATTCATGTATGCAACCAAATCTTTTCTGGTGTATCTCTTCTTTCCAAGAAATTCTGCCATTTCTTTGTAATGACCCATCTTCTCACGAGCAATTCCCATCTGCTCTTTGACTGATGCAGCATCCCATTGTTTACGATGGTTTACTGTCAATTCACTGGAAGACTTTGAATTCAAAGAAAGTGTAAGAGTATTCTGGCAAACAACACGGACTGGTGTCATCCGAATATTGATTGTTTTGCCATATTGATGAGGATTTGTGAACAAGAAATAGTTCTCGGTCACATCACCTCTGAACAGTTCAAAAGATTCTTTTGTTTTTGCAAGTGCCCAAACAAGTTGTCCACCTTTCAATGATCCAGCAGTATGCATTTCCATATCACCTGCTTTGACATATTCATCAAAGAAGTCAAATGCTTCTGCATTCTGTACTGGATTCCATCCTTTACCAACATTGGTCAATACTTTACTGTCCAAAGATCGGACTAAAGCTTTCTGACCAGTTGGTACTTTATTTCCATTGTGTGTTACATAAGAATCTTCTAAATCAACTGTCCAATCAAGTCCTGCCATCACCATAAATTCAGCAGGAGTTAAATCTGGATCAACTTTGAATCCTAGACCATGCCAAGGTACTTCTCCGACATAGGCCATCTGTGCTTCGCCATTGATTACTTCTAGTTCGTGCGACATTCGTTCACCTCAAGAAAAAGTTATTAAAACGATTGAGATTTCTCAATCTTAACTATATATAATGTTATCATAACAAAAATCAAATGTCAAGTGTTTTTTTGAGAAAATTTTTGTTTTTTCAAAATTTTTGCTGCTTTTTTCTTTGCCATGTTCAATTTGAGATTAGAAACTTTCTGTGTAAAGTTGG